GCCCTTAATGCCGGTTATCGCAGTGTGGCTTTTCCGGGCTAAAGTGTTTTCGCCGAGAGTAAGCGAACTAAAACTTCCACTGCCAGCAGTAATGCTGTCTACTGAAATATCACCGCTGATGTCGGGAATTGTGATAGCAGCGATTTGCTCGTTTACCCAATCTTCCGTTGCCACATTCTTTCCACCGACACGCATTGTCATGGACGCGGCAATGGCGGGCGCTGTTATCATGGTTCCGGCACTGAGACCGTTGTTGACCGCCAAAGTCACGGCAGAAGCTGCACCAAGAGAAGAACTGTTTCTAACGTCAAGAACTGCAACGCTCATTGTTGCGCTGTTTACTCGAATGCTATTGACCCAATCAAGGTCAGCTTTCCGGGCTTCAATCTCATCAGCAATGAGCTTTTTCACTTCAGTAATCTGCGAATCAACATAGGTTTTGTTGGCTTTGAGGGTTATCGTATCTGCCTGTGCCGTGATTTTCGATTCGTTATCCGAGACAGATACTTCAAGCGATGCAACTTTGGCATCAAGGTCAACAACTTCTTCCTTTGTTGCTTTCTTTGCGACTTCCTCATCAAGAAGTTTCGTCTGTGTGGTCACCCACTGTGTGTCAGCTTTGTTAGCAACTTCTTTACCAAGCTCTTCCGTCTTTGTAACGACGGCATGTACTTCATCGGACGAGGCTTTCAATGTGAGGCTCGATTCAATGTCGCTCGACTTCTGGATGAATTCAGTGTAGTGATTCGCTACATCTGCATTAACTCGGTCAACGTATGCCGTTGTCTGCTCAATCGCTGACTTAGTATCATCGTTGATTTGTTTAATGTACGTTCCCTGTTCAAGCAACGTCTTATCGTGCTCATCAAGAACCGACCGCATTGTGTAGATGTTAATATCGACCCCTGCTTCTGGGTCTTTTGCATCCACATCAATGCCGACCTTCATGTTCAGGTATTCTTTCATGCCTGTGAGGGTCTTTTCAGTTCTGTCAGCCTTATCTGCCAGTGCGCCAAGTGTCACATGTCCTGCCTCAGAATCTACATTAATCCATGCATCGTAAATTTTCCGTTGTGCTTCTTCGGATGCCGCTTCTGCAGCGCCACCACCGCCACCACCGCCTGATTTTTGAGCGTCTTTTCGCCAGCGCTGTGTAAGTGACTGCGTAGGATGCCCGAATGTATACTCTGTATTTGCGGGGTCTGCCAAATCGTATTCAATCTCGGTGCATATCAAATAATCGCCAATGCTATGCGGGGCGGACAATACATGCACCCGGTCACCAAGCCGAATCATCTCGACATTTTTATCATACTGATGGAGGTCTACAGCATTGATTGCCAGTGTAACTTTTGGAAAGCCGTTCTCGCGTAAGTATCGCTCTCCGTTTTCTTTCAGTGTCTCTGGTTTTGACACACTATCGAATGTTTTCGTTTTTATGATTCTGCCGTATTTGGCAACCCGTTCTTCATCAACCAGCATAGGGCTGCCATCGTTGACTTCTTCGATTGTCAAATTATTCGTTCCGAGTGGAATGAGTATCGTAAAAATATCATTCACGTCGTCCTCTTCATCGAGGTCGAGCATATTCACACCAAACTCAATTGTTTGCGTTGTCTGGTCATAGTAGTTGGCAATCCAATCCAGATATAGGTTGCCAGCGACATCACGACGCGCCCGCAAATATCCACCGCAGTAATTGATTAGACATGTTTCAATGTAGTCCAGAGTGTCTCGCCATTCGCTTGTGGTGGAGTTGATTTCGATTTGCCGATAATCGAAGTTCCCTTCATCATCAGTGGTCTTATCAGACTGTCCTGCAATGGTGATGTCACGCTCTTCGACAGTGACTTTCCCCATTTTGAATTGTTTGAAAGGCTCCACCATTTCGTTATGACGAGCAATGATTTCGGCAAGCAGTTCAGTGGTTTTACCAGTAAACGCATCATTTCGCTGAACAGAGTCGACCAAATAGGAGAGTTCGCCTTCGCATTCGACTTGAAGTGTGTTGTTGAAATCTCTTGTAAGCGAGAGGACACGCCCTTCAAATACTTCCTGTTCGTCGTAGAACACCTGAACGATGGAGACCAGCTTCTGCAATCGCCCGTAAAGTGCATTCGTGACCGGTAACCCGAAAGTCAAGGAACCGGATTTGCCCATTTCAAGTTTTAGAACCGGGTCTGTGGCCGCGCAGTCAATGTCGCCATCGGGTCGATATAGCAGTTCACCATCAACATAGATGCTAAACATTTACAGTGACCTCCCGACGTTATTGATTGTAATCGTCCCTGTTCCTCTAAAGCTGAGAGTATTCATCCCGATAGATAGGGAAGTATCCGAGAGAATGTTCCGCCCTTGTTCTAATGTGTAATCAAGTCCATTAATAGATAGCACAACGCCATCATCAGAACACGTTACGTCCACAGGCATGCCAGCAATCGTTCCGGGAACTTCGATGGTTAGACCATCGCCAATAGACAAATTAGTATAGCTGTAGATGATGCCGTTTTCAAAGTTGAAAGTATCCCAAATCCAATCTTCATTGGTGTTTACACTTCTCTTGTACGGACTGACGTTGTATTCCATCGTAATGCTGGAATAATGTTCGCCAGATTTCCAAGTCTTCAGCCAGAAGCGACCCTCGTAATAGAAACCGGGGTCATCTTCGAGAACAGCACGGAGTTTTCTTCCCTGAAGGTAGTTCATGATTTCACTGTAAAGGATGAACCATTCTTTATAGCCGTTCACAATCATGAACTCAATCGTCCCCGTTCGATTTTCGTAGACCGTTCTCCCGGAAAGTGCAGTCGACAAGTCAATAGACCCATCACCGCCGGGAATATCAACAAAATTTGTTTTCGGAATCGGCGGAGCAAAAAAGGGGCGGGAGAGAGGCACTAAGTGCCAATCATCCCATGTGTTTTTGTCCCCTATGGTGATTGAGTGATACACTTAGTTCCCCCTCCCGCGTTGACTTGCGAGTACGCCAAGTCGTTTGTCAATTTTGGGACTGAGACGACCAACAACAGTGTTGGTATCCAGTACCATCTGCATATTGGAAACAGCGTCGCTGAGCTGATTGAAGTTCTGCGAAAGAACGTTAATTGCGTTCACAACGTCGCTGTTGTCCGTATGCAAAGTTACCTGATGGCCATCGTTCATCCAGCTTGCCATGTTTCGGGCAGTTCTGGATGCTTCGTTGATGCCGAGACTCAAACTGCGATTCCCGAACATGCTATCCATCGTATCGAAACCATTTTGAATTTCCGTGGTGTCGAGGACAGGACGAATGGTCGGTGCAGAGTCCATGTCGGACATCAGATAAGCCAGCGAAGACATCAAGTCGTGTGCCAAGAACAGGGTGTTGTCCGCCGTGTTTTCAACACTTGCTTCCACCATATATCCATAGCGATTCATGCCTTGTGCCCAGCCCATGTCACTGTACATGCCAACTTCGGCAAATGCCTTGGACGGTGACCCAATCCTAAGCGTTCGCTGAGCCGCCAGATACGCGCTCTTAGCGACTGCAATGGCGGTTGACGTCACAAGGCTCTGCTTGTTTCTAATGCCCGTCGCAAATCCGCTCATAGAATACTCACCTGTAGCGACCCACTGATACTGAAGCCCATTGACCGAATCAATCATACTTGAGATAAGCGTCGCAAGTGTCTCGATGGATGCTGTGGAGTCAATCGAGCCGATGTGGTCGAACAAATCCGAAAGATTGAAGTCATCTCGCTTGATTGCGGCGAGCTTTACCTCGATGGCAGCAAGTGGGTCGATGACATTTGCAACGAAATCAGACATGACCGTGGACGTTCCATTGTCAGAAAGAGTCTTGATGAAGTTGTTGAAGTTGATCATCTCATCTTTGCAATGTCCTAAATCGTAGAGTAAGTCACCAATCCGCATCTTTTTATTATTCTCGATTGCTACTGTACTAAGCGTTTGTTCTACGGTAACTAAAGGTGTAATCACATTATCAACGAAGTTCTTCATTAGCTCACCAGTTTCGTTTGTTTTCATCGTGCTGAAGAACGTGTTGATGTTCGAGAGAATATCGCTTTTTCCACCGAGGTCTGTAAGTAGCCCATTAAGTCTGAACTTCCCAGACTCGACTTCGTTAAGACTGCTTTCAACCGTAATCAACGGCGTAATCACATTGTCAACGAATCCCTTAGCCGCAGCAGTGAAGTCCTTTGTCTTTACACTATCAAAGAACTCGACGATATTTGTCAACCGAGTTTTGTTATCGCCCAGATGGTCGATCAAGTCTTCCAGATTGAAGCCCGAAGACGGAATGGCAGACATCCGCTCTTCAAGCCCAACTAACGGGTCAAAGCAGAGCGTAATCATCTTCTGGATAGCTTCTGGATTAACCTTGAAACCGTCTTCGTCAGCTTCCTGCATGATTTTGCAGAACGCCAAGAACCCGGTGCCGAAGTTCTTCAGATTTTCGCCCAGCGTTCCGATGTTGGAAGAACCCGTGAAGAGTTGGAAGAACCCGCCGCTGTCGTCCAGTGTCGTTTCAATGCCCGCAAGTGCTTCGATAGGTCCAGTAAGACTGCCCAGTGTGCCCGAATCCACCATTTTGACGGAATCGTAATAGGACTTCAGACCAATACCAAGCTGATTGATTCTGGTAGCGAATGCGCCAAAATCTTTCGAGCCGCTGAACCATTGCAAAACCCCACCGTTCATAGTTAGCTTGTCTTCCATCTCGACAAGCGTATCCACAACGGAAAGTGCACTGGAAACATCATCCACCGTCTTTTTGGTACCGTCAGAGTCAACTGAGATTCCGGAAATTCCAGCAACGCTGTCCTTGAAGGACTTTAAGCCACCGCCCAGTAGAACGATATTTTCTGAAAATTCCTGAAGTGTCGTTCCTTTGTCATTCCACCATCCGAGTAAGTCAATCTGTTTCCCCTCATTAGCGAGCTTGCTCTTCAGACGCGAAATACTATCGAGAACATTTTCGGCAGCAGTAATATCAGCATCACCATCGAGACCCTCTACGCTATCTTTGTAGGAGTTCAATGCGCCGCCAAGGGCAGTCAATCCCAGCGAGAAATTGGTAAGGTCGTTGCCACCGCCTTCTGCAAAAGAGGCGACTTTCTCAATGGTTGATTCGTCTGGGATATTTTCAGAGAGGTTGTCAAACAGCGTCTTTACTTTAGAAGCGTCGATTTCCTTATCGGATCCAGCGAGCAATTCAGGTGCTATCGTTCCATCGCCCACTAATGTGCTGTACAGGTTAATGGCTGCACCAATATTGACAAGACTGTTCGACAATTTGTCGATGTCAATATTTCGTTCAGCCAAGTCAGCGAAAGTGGTACTGATGCTGCTAATCCCTTCGACGACCGATGTTGCATTCGAGGTATCCCCTGAAATGTTGGAAGTCAAAGTGCTGAACAGATTCAACCGAGCACCGAGATTTGTAATTGCCGTTCCGAAGCTGTCGATTCCAGAAGTATTGACGGTCAGAAGACTCGTGGCGAGTGTGACCAGCGACCCGACTGCATCAATCATAGGCTGGAATGTGTCGCCGTCAATTCCTTCTGCTGCTGTTTTTGCGAGGTCAAGATTTGCACCCAGCTTAAATATGCCGGTCGAGAAGGAATCCATCGCGCTTCCTGCGAGCATTGCGAAAGCAGCAATACCAAGACCAATTAGCAGAAGAGCACCGGCGAGGACGGCCGCGCCTAACAAGGTCGAGCCAGCACCGGCACCTGCTAACTTACAAGCACCGGCAATGGCCAGCGCAAGTACGGATACGCCACCGCACAAAGCAGCAATCGTTTCCCATTTAATATCGTTATCAGATATGAATTTCAGTGCGGCGCAGACGGCGACAAGTGATAGAACCAGTACGAGAACAATCCCGATAGTCCCAAGTATATTATGTCCAGCAAGACGAACCGCACCGCCGATGGATAGGAATAAAGCACTTAAAGCAGCGCCCAAGGAGATACAAATTGTTTTAATCTGTTCTTCGGGAACATCTTTCAGCAATAGAATTGCGGCTACAAGTGCTGCAATGGCTAAAACTGCCCCGATAGCTTCCACAAATGCACGAGTTCCGCCGCCCTTTCCAGCTAATCTTGCCGAACCAGCGATTGCAAGAAAGATCCCAACAAGAGAAACAGTTATAGACCCTATAATCTCAGCCAGTCTGCTGAATGGGATGTCTTTTAGTGAAAGAACCGCCCAGACCAGTGCCGCGATTCCCAAGATAGTAGAAGCCATGACAGCCAGCACACGTTTACCGCTGCCAGCCCATTTTGAAGCTGCGCCAACCGCAAGGACAAGTCCAGCAAGGACAATTCCAAGAATGGATACAGTTGCAACACCGCGCCACATATCGGAGGTTGGAATTGCCGCAAGTCCTGCGACGCACAGAGCAAGAATGCCAATTGCAATGCTCATTGCAATGAGACCGCGCGGCTTGGCGCCATTACTATAGCTTCCGTATTTTCCAATGACAACAGCAAGAGCACCAAGAACAGTACCAAGAACAAATACTGCCACGACACCTCTTGCCAGTGCGAGTGGTTTAATTTTCGCGAGTCCGGCAACGCATAGGGATAGGATGCCAATGGCGACCGCCATGGATATGAATTTCGATTTGCTTGTATCGAATCCGCTTCCGCCCATTTTCCCATTGATGATGGACATTGCCGTGATAAGTCCGCCGAAGACAAGTATCATTAAACCAACTCGTTCGAGACCCGTCAAGAACATTGTCTGCGGAATAAGGGTGATGAGATAAATAATGCTCGCAATAATAGCGATAGACACAGCGATGCCTTTAAGATTGCTCCCAGCAGTGGAGTCTTTCCCCAAGACGAACTTAGAAAATGCACCGAGCGCAGCTATAATGGCAGCCACCACGCCAATGGTAACCAATGCTCGTTTGGTATCAGACTCCTTCATTGTGCTCAACAGCCACAAGGAAGCCACAACCAAGGCGATGGAACCTGCAATTTTTAGTAAAGTCGTCCCGATAGCATCAATTTTCTTCTCAGTGTGTCGAATCTCGAAACCATCTTTTAGAATACTTTTTAAGCCTTCGACAAGTCTTTCAGGTGAACCGCGTAAAGAATCGACTACGTCAGCTATTTTTCCGAAGGCTTCTCCGAAACTTTCAATACCTTTACCAGCTTTTGAAAGCCCTCTACCACCTCGAAAAATTCCCAAAGCAATGATGATTTCACTAATCGCGCTACTTAATGCCAAAATTTTCTTTGTTGGCAATTTGTTCAGTGCTTCGGCAATTGCCGTAAACGGACTAACAAATACATTTTTCAGAAAATCGCCAAAGGGTTTGATAATATCGTAAATCGTAAGCGTGTTGTCCGAGATTTTCTGAACTCGCCGCTTGGTTTCTTCCAACCCGGCATCAGTTGATGTATCAGTAAAGAAATTTGCGATTGCGACGAAGAAGCCCTTTACTTTTTCAGCAATATAAGATAATCCGTTTTTTCCACCTTCGACACCAGATGATAGTAAACTATGAATCAGATTCCCTAAATTAATACTTAGATTTTTAAGACTATCCAAAATAGAAGACAAACTAATGTTGATTCCCGCAGTCTGAAAAGATTTTCCAATTCTCGAAAATACTTGACTAAGTTTTTCTGGTATTGAGGAAAGCCAATCAATAAATGAAAAATCGTCAGGCAACAGATTACTAAGTTTTATCCATAGATTTTCAACGGTTCCCTTTATCGCGTTAAATAAATCATCAAGGTGTAAAAACGAAACTAACTTCTGCGCACTCGCCTTTATCCTCTGCCCAATATTTATGAGCTTTGTAATCAGCTTAACGAATATGTTCTCTTCATCGTCGGCTGTAGCGGCGGACGTTTTCTTTTCTTTTCCAAACAAGGTGCCGAAGAACTTGCTTATTTTTTCTGTTGCTTTTTGTACAGCATTTGAAATTGTTTTGAAGGCTGTTTTTACTTTATCGACTATTTTCTTACCAATCTCGGTATTTTTAAGGAAGTCCGAAAAATCGCTTCCCAATTTATGCAGCCAGCTTAGAAAGGAAGAGATGGGTTTGATAAGTTTTGCAAAATTATCGCCGACATTTTTTAGAAGACCACTACTCTTAACCAGCTTGTAAATCTTCTTGTATACATTTGCAAAGATGTCGAATGCGGACTTCAAAACGTCCCACAGCTGTGCGAATATTTCTTTTACAGTCCCATTGCTCATCAGAGCATCTACAATGCTAACAAGAACGTCGCCAAGATTCGCAAGTAGGTCAAGGGTCGATTCAGCGTCGGGGATGATGGCCGAGAATAAAGCAAATCCTTTATTGTATATTTCAGACGTTAAGGTCTTGAGTAATTTGAAAGGTGCTGCAATTCCTTCAAAAATCCGTCTAACTTTTTCAATGTTATCCGTATCCGAGAAAAAATCTTTGAACTTACCAGCAAACTCTCCAATTTTTGTAGAAATATCAACGAGTGTATCGGAAGTGATTTTTGGCAGAACAGAATTGAATACATTTTTCGCAACACTTCCGATTTTTTCGATAGCTTCTGCCATGTCCCAGAACGCTTTAATGATTTTGTCTCGTCCGCCGCCGTCTTTCCATCCCTGAAGAATGGCGTTTCGTGCGTCTGAGGACTGTTGAATCAAGCCACCGAAATAGTCGCTTACTTTAGTAAGCAATTCTTTCGCTTCCGCAAAGTCGCCAACAATAATTTGCCAAGACTGCGTCCAGCCGGACTGCGCTGATTCCTTCAAGGTGTCCATCAGCTGACGAACAGTCTTGACCTTCGTTGCGGCCTCGGTCGCGTCTTCACCCATTTTGATAATATCTTCAATCTGCTGGCTGGTGAAACCCAATACCTCCAGTTCGCCCTTGTTGGCTTCTGTGTAAACACCGCTGAACTGTTTCAGGGTATTCAGAAGGACATCTTTGCTGAGCCAGCCTTCGCTGAGACTTTCGCGGAAACTTCCGTCATCAATCAGCTCTTGGACGGTCTTCTTAACTTTTTTCTTCGTCGTTTTCCCGTTCTTGCCGATTTCGGTTACGGTCTTTTCAACGGTGACGCCCATCGCGGACGCGGTGGCAACAAGTGCATCTTGGAACATCTTGCCGCCCATACCTGCGTTGACAACCGAGTTCCAGTCCTGTGCCTTGACGACACCAGACGACATAGCCTGTGATAGCTGATACATGGCTGTGCTCGCTTGTTGACTTGTTGAACCAGACACAGCGGCGAGGTTCGAGATACCCTGAATAGCGTCAGTTGAGTCTTGCAGTCCAACACCTGCCGCCGTAAACGTACCAATATTACGGGTCATCTCCGTAAAATTGTAAATCGTCTTATCGGCGTATGTATTCAGTGTGCTCAGCGCACTATTGACTTTCTCCAGACGTTCTACGTCGTCTTCAATTTCCCATGACGTGTTGGACATAATCGTCTGGGTTGCGTCAATCTGGGTCTGATATTCGTCAAAACCGGAAGTGATGGGGTCAGTGGTAAATGATTTTATAAAATTCTTCAGGTATCGTTCAGCACTCTGAACAGCGGAGCGAATGGTTGTCTCTACTGCAATACCCCAAATGCTGAAACGATTGGCGATTTTTTCAATGTTATTATATAATCTATCAAAGGAGACGGAAGAAGCCGCCCGTTCCAACCCCTCGAATGAGTCCTTTGTTGAAGATTCGCGAATTTTCTTATCGAGGTTCTTTAGCGAGCTAATAGTAGTATCTACGCCTTCTTCAAATTGTTTGTTGTCAAATGACATTTCGACAACTCTGGTATCAATTGAACTCACCCGGACGTCACCTCCTTCCACGCTCGTGTTGCAAGTTCTTCAAAAATAGGGGATAAGGCAGGATTGATGTAATCTATTCCGGTAACATATCCACCTGTCCCTGTTCCGTGCCCATACTGAAGAATGATGGCGACATTAACGCCCTTATTTACGTTAGAATTGTGCCATGTGATGATGGTCTTGCCGTCTTCCTCCGTGATTTCGTAAGACCACGATGAAGCAGTCTTTCCCGTTGATTTTGGCGTAGCATCTCTTAGTGCATTTACCCCCAACTGCCCATACATTTCAAGCAGTTCTTGATAGCGGGGACGTCTTGCTTTTTTGAGAAAGCGATATGTTTTATTGAAATTACCTTTCGAGCGAAGTTTAATCATATCTTCACTCCATTTTGAATTTTTAGCCTGTGCTATTTAACATCTTTCGCCGCTGCTGATTCAGCATATTATTCCGGGCGTATAAGTCACGCCGATTCGCTTTCTTGGGCGGCTCGTTTTTGATGGAGCAGACTCGAACCAACATGATTAGCCGATTGAGGTTCCATTTTTCGCATTCAAACGGAATATTTAGAGAAACCATCCAATAATAAATAATCTCTGATGTGACGATTTCTCTGCTTCGGCTTTTTCGAGTCTCTTTGATAGTTGTAGCTGTTGCCGGGTCGTCAATATAGTTGTTTACTGCATCGAAATTTTCTTTCGTTAATCCGAGATATACCACCGGGTCAACATTTGGCGTGATTGTCATGCAACGAATATAGTCAATACATTGCTCTTGTGTTTTTTCTTTCTCTGTCAGGAATGGTACATGCCACTTAGCTTCCCATTTGGATAGAGAAAGAAGAGAATGCTCCAATCGCAATGTAGTTTTCCGAATACTGATGAATTCGCCTGTTGAATCATTAAAAAATTCGTTTTCAGGAATTGTAATCTGAAGCATTCTCGTTCTCACTTCTTTATGTTAATTAGTGGCAGACTGAAGAAGAGCCAGCTTGGGATCGTTTGCAGCCGCCTTTGCTGCTTCGGTTGCGATATCCTTCGGCACAATGCCGTTGATAAACTGCGCCGCCGCATTGCCGTCGGTCATCATTTCCACGAACAGCGCGTCGTAAGCTGCGCTCTGCTCGAATTCACGCTTCTTCGTTTCGCTCTTCTCAAAACGCTTGCCATCCAGACTCTTTTCACCATACGAATCGAGGATAAGCCGCTTAATAATTTCCAACATCTTCGGAATATTCATCTTAGACGAGATACTCTCCAACAGTTCTACCAGACCGCCATCGTATTCCATGTTCATCGCCATGATTTCAGACTTGGTCAGATTGAAGAGATAGTCTTCTTCGCGTGCATTCCCGTTAAAATCCTCATACTTGATATGCTTTTTAAGCATGTGTTTGTTCTCCTTTTCAATTCGTTTATTATGCCGTGTCCCCGCCAACTATGGCAATCCCATGTTTTATAAAACACTCGCCAATAAGGTTAATTACTTGCCGGTCGGACTCTTGCTGGTCAGAATCTTGATGATTTCATCCGGCATCGGGAGCTTCGGTTCTTCAGTTTCGGTACCGTACAGCAGGTCTTCAATCTGTTTCAGCTTCGCGGCGTCAACCGTACGACTGTCAAGCTCAAACGTTGCGGTCGGCTTATGACCAGTCACCGCCACGGGCAGTGTGTCGATTTCCCAAGACATAGTCGCGGCATCGGGCGAGTCGTTGATGGTAGAGTGGTCTTTACCAGACGGCTTCGCAGATGCACCATAGACGATGTGCAGTCGATATGCACTGGGCTCGGAATCATCAGCGTCACTGCCAATCTTGGTTACAAATGCAAAGCCAAACCGCTTGCGACCCTGCTGGCCGAGGTAAGCACCGGGTACAATTTCTGCACTGCCATCGCAGACCGCAAACTCATTGGGATAAGTGAACGCTTCAATAGTGGCTTCATAGCGCTCAGTGCTGCGGAAACTGGCATAAAGAATGTCGTCCGCCCACAAGTCCTGTGCTTCACCGCCAGTAGGGTTTTCATTCACAGCAGTGAGACCATACCACGGAACACCAGCACCGTAGCCTTCGCTATCTTTAACGAACAGCACACCCTTGGACACGCCAAGTTCATAAAATTTCTGCCCTTCGACATCCCAGTTAATACGGGCCATAAAAATCCTCCTTAGTTTTGGAAATAAAGTGTATAAACAAAGTGATAGAGACCGTCGGAAATAAAATTGCGGTCGTGGCTGCACATTGGCAGTTTGGCGACCGCAAGGGGGATCTGACTATCGGGGTCTCGGTCAATGACGGTGACTGTATATCGCCTCATCATCGAATAGATACAATTGTTGGCGTAACGTGTCATTGTTCCATCCCACTCATAGATGATGCATGGATAACTCAGCTTCAAGTTTTCCGGAGGCTGATAATAAACGTGATTCTCTGCTTCTTTGACGATGCCGTGATACGCGGCAGAGGCTAAAGCAAGGCAGAGTTTTTCATTCAATTCATACCGTTTCACCATTGTAGATTCCTCCGATAGTCAGAATCGCACGGGGATGCTGTATTTCAACTGATTCAATCGACCAGCATACCCCCATCCAGCGAACATAACGAATGGCAAAGAAGTGGTTCGTCAGGTAGTCATCCATCACGACACTGATTGTATTGTTCAGCGAGACATCTGTGTTAATCTTCCCGCTGTTATCATATCGACGAGCATTTTTAATGACATCCCCGTAGTAAACATGCTCGGTTACTTGTTCTCGATGCACACCGGGTGCTGTCTGAACTGCTTCTGCAAACCCGATTTCCCCACAAAACTTTGCCATTTTGATTTTCTCCTTTATGCTTCCGTCTTGGAGGAGAGGGTCTCCAGAACGGCAGTCGTGGCGGTAGAAGTATCGGTTTTCACATAAGTGACGACAACTTCATTGCTCACGACATTCATAGAGACCGGCTTGTAAATGACATCCTGAATGCTGATGAAGCTCCCCTTGAAAAAGAGGTTCTTCAGCATCGGAGCGCTCATATAATGTTTATGTTCATTGTCACAGTACGCATAGCCATCAGTGCCGTTCCCGTAAACAAAAGTGCCGATGACATTCTTGTCTTCAGCACGCGCAAACACCTTATCCATTCAGTACCTCCTTACGCGACAACCAGCGAGTAAACGATGGCAGAGTACGGCTTCGTCAGTGCACCAGAGCAGCGGGTCTCCATCAAGAACTTCTGCTGATTGTAGTCGATGTCAAAGTCGTCGAACATATTCACACTGCCGCCCTTGTCCGCGCCAACGTTGTAGTCGTTCATGTTGACCAAAATCGCCAACATATCGTTGCCGTCCTTCGCTTTAACGCCTTCCATCACCGGAACAGTGACGATTTCCTTCACGCGGAGCTTCTTGCAGAGCTGGTTGACATCTTCATAAATGTCGCGACCAGTCGTGTCGGTCAGAAGCAGGCAGGTAGTGAGCATATCTTCCGTGGTGTACAGCGTGGGATTGCCCGAACCCTTGTATTCCTTCCGGGAGCGAATGACAGCCTTGATAAACGCCTTAGCCTTATCATCGTCCGTTGCGTTAGAAGTAATATTAACCGCCTTCTGAATGGTGAACAGCGCTTCATCTTTTGCAACGGGGCGAATGTTCTGTTCATTGATCTTGTCATCATCGGAAGTCGAACGGCCATCGCCAAGCAGATATGCGCGCGCCAGTTCCTCATCCAGCATCATTCGCATTTCCGTCTTCAGCCAGCTGACAACGTTGAAGTCAGTAATATCATCCCAGTCGTCCTTGTCAATCTTCTGCTTCTTGTAGACGGTCGTGGGGGTCGTCGTTCGCTTAAGCAAACTGAAGACTTCGTCCTTCTTCAGGTTGCCCTTGATGTAGCCCTTCGCACGCGCCTGATCCTCCGTGATGTTCGCGAACATGCTCTTGATTCGGCTGAACGGGCTGTGATGAACACCGCTCATAACATTGCTCACCCAGCCAGTATCTCGCTTGATGAATTCGGGCGTTTCGTTCAAATTGTGGGCTTCCGGGAACAGATACTCGATGTTCTCGATGCCGTATTCGTCCGCGTGCTGAAGGTAACTTTCCTTCATCGTGCCGAATCGCTTCGTGTCCTTGATAATGGCGTTCATCGCATCGTGGGAGAGCGTACCGCCATTCGTTTCATCCGTGGTCTGGTCGAAGACATTGTGCTTCATTACTGTCTTTTCCTCCTTGTTGTTCGCATCCTTATTTTCGTCATCCTCACCATCCGCTTTTCCTTCGTTCATTGCTTTGGCAAGCATGAAATAGAAAACCTTTTTCTGTTTCTCAGTCAGCGAATTAAACACATCGCCGACAGTTTCATCGTCGTCCTTAGTATCATCGGGCTGTTTTTCAGCCGATTCGGTCTGGGTGTCACTGTGGCTCAGCGAGGTGAGCGGTTCACCCATATAAATCCTGATGCCGTCTTCTTCCTCATCGTCGCTATGTGCGAAAACGTCCTCGATATATGCCTTGGGGTTAGCACCGGCAAGGACAAGACTGACTTCACGGATGTTGCCATGAAGAACGTTGCTGCCCTGTTCCTTCAGCTGATTGGCGAAGATGGAAAGCGAACTAACATCGCCGTGTTCCACCAACTCCTTTGCCGTGTTGCCGGATTCAGTGCCATTGAAGCGACAATACGCATATACACCCTCCGGACGGTTTTCCAGCAGTGCCTGCCCAAGAACGCAGTCGGGGTTATCGTGCTGATGATTCCAGACCAGAGGGACAATTGCCCCATTGTTGCCCTGAAAAGCGTTTTGCATGATGACACGACCGTCAGAACATTTCACATTGTTCCGTGTCGCCCATCCTGCAAAATCGTAATTACTCGTGTCCATTTTGATTTTCTCCTTCGCTTGGGCCAAATGCAGGGGTCGTGTCTTCTTCCTCATTTGAGCCCTTGATGTTTGAATTCTTCAGTTTGTCGGCATTCGGGTCGTCAGCAGGTTTCCAGCCGATGATTTGTCGGATTTCATTTGCCGTTGCAATCTCATTGCGTGTCAGCTTATCCGAAATTTCAGCAATTTGTGTGACCGGCGTCAGCTTGAATGTATTGCGGAAGTACATTAGTCGTTGACCTTGCGAGATGGCGGTTTTTGTAAGAAAAGTACGCTGCATTGCCTCGACAATGGCGGTCAGAATCGGCTCAACCGTGCGGTTGTAGTAATTCAGCATAACTTTTTCGTCCGCTGTTCCATCCATGATGCTCTGTGTCATGTTGAGCTGACTATATAGCATGTTCGTCAGATAGTCGATTTGCTCCAGCATGTTATTTTCAATAGGTCGATTCAACTGCGTAATCTTTTCGGTCTGGTCGAGCCATGCGATACCGTACTTGGAATTACAGAGTTGTGCTTCCAACTCATTTTTTCGCTTTGCAGCCTGCTCACGCCGGAGGGTATCACGAGTAGAATAGGGGAGATGAATAATCATATCCAGTTTCCCAGAACTGGTCTGCTCGTCAATAGCATCGAGCATATTCAGTTTCCTAATCAATCGCTGAGCAATTGCATTGGGTTCATTCATCACCGCATAGAATGGATTCTCAACAACGGCGACATATGATTTCGGCAGAACGATTTCTTCCTGCTGACCGGTTTCCTCATTGTAGAGCTTTACGCGCACATGTTTGGGGTACCACTCTACAATTTTTCCAACCCGCATCGAGTTGATAGAATAAGTTGATACATGTTCAGCATCAAGTCTCTCGTTCACCTCGATGGGGACAATAGCAATACAGCCCTCATCAAGCATAGAAGCTGCAATGTCGAGACGAAAAGAAAATCCGGTCTGGTCAATGTTGGCACTCTGTGTCAAACACTGATTCAGACCGGATTTCACCGTGTCGAGAAATCTCCCGTTGCTATCTACTTTTACATGCTGAATCGAGATTGCCGCTACGTCCATTGCAATCCGGTTGTTGATCGAGGTTACAATGGAACGCTCTACACCTCGCGTGAAGCCATGCCAATCTGGTCGGTAACTGCTCCCGTAGCCCAAATCAACATAGGTCGGTGAGCGATTTCGGAACACGTCCCAAGCGTGTTTCAGATTATCTAAGACTCCCATTTTGAATTCTCCTTAATCCACGTCATACGCTTCGCAATAGCTTGCTTCTCGATTCGCGGTATGCTGATAGGTATCAATGTAAATAGCGTGTTTATCCCCGTCATAGGTGATTTCGTAATATGGGGAATTTGGAACCGGTGTCGAGGCAAGCGCCTTATTATTCTGCAGCACTTTGGAGAGCCAGACAATGTATACGTCATCTGGGGTGATTCGATTGCTCCCAAATCGTTCGTTCATGTCGTCAGCAACGCACTGTTTAACCAAATCAATAAATTTGTTGCTATCCATTCGTATGTCTCCTGTGTCTTATAGACTGAAGAGGACCGGACATCAATCAGTACATGTCTTCTTTTCGTTCCAGCTTCATACTCTTACTTGGTTCAATTAAAATCAAAGGATAATCATAGTATCCACCAGCCCAATCTTCGGCATCGACAAAAGCATCATATTTTTCATTTGAGTATTTCTTGCTAATTTCATCCATATGAGCACTCATCGTATTCTTGAAGAAATTAGTAACCGCAGAAGATGTTTTCTCTACATAGTCGACCGCTTCCCTCTGAGCTTTTGGCCGCTTTCCAAATCCCAAGTTCCTCGCGTAATCTGAATATTTTCGGACATAATCGTACATTTCTCGCATTGTTGCATCGCCGTAAGCGTCGATTAAATCTTTAGCCACTTTTTCGCCACTCGCAACTCGGATGTCCTTTTTTGCGCTGTATATAAACGAAGATACTGGTTCGTCCGTTATAACACGACGAATACCTTCGTCATACTCTTCTTCGTATCGGCGTTCGTCTTCTGTAGTCACAGAAACACGCTTGTTCCGGGAATCGAGTGCCTCGTTAGAATTAGCATACCTATTGATGCGACTTCCCTTTTTAATAACGTCTGTGTCCGCATCAATGTTAGAAATTCCTGCACGTCGGCGACCTTCATTGCGCCACGACTCCGCATCGGACGGGCCGATTTTAGAAAGAGCCTCCCCATAACGTTTCTTCCCCGCAGGTGTTAGCGTGCCGTCTGGATTCTGGTATCGTCGAATTCCCCAGCGCATACCACGAATCCCCCAGTGATAAAATTCGCTCAAGGTTCATCACCTACCGAAATCACGACGGTTCCCTGTCCGAAGCAGGGCATCATGAGAATTTCATCATGCTCTTGAATGAGCGTACACATAAAGAGTGTTCCGGTGTAATGCGGATTATACGCAAGAATTACCCGATGACTGCCGATAGACGGTAAATCTACTGTAGAGATTTCATCCGCCGATACGAATAGACGTAGATTTGTTTTTTGTGTCGGTCTGTTGTTTAGATATTCAGCAACTTTCTGCTGAATTTTCTTTTTATAATCATTCATGATACATTACCTCAATCAAACGACTCCCGGTGATGTTTGTATGCCACATAAGCATCCAAAAGGGCAGAAATGGCATCAATCTTCTGGTCATGGCGCTGTTTATAGAGCTTTCGGTTTCCGTTCGTGTCAGTCAATACAACACAGTTTCCCATGGTGAACTTGATGATTTCCTCGTCAAAGTAAAGCAATTGAGATTCGGCCATCTTCTTTAGCTCGCCAAGCGGAACGGATTCAGTTCTCGAACCCTGCTGGACGGACTCGTTTCCGTAAGACCCAAAATCCATTTCCCATTGTGCGACGAACTCTTTTGCATTCCAAGGGTCATAGCCAAACGCGCGAATGTCATAGTGTTTTTCGTTGATGAACTGGTAGAGGTCAGCATATACCTTCAGCAAGTCAAGTACAGTGCCATCCATAACAACCATTGTTCCTTCGCAGATGAACAGGTCATATTTTTCACGCAGACTTCTTGGAAGCTGCTGATACGTTAGCTCCGATATATAACTTCGGTTCTTGATTCCAAAACATCCATTATTTGACGGAAATAGAAATGTGAACGAGCAGAAGTCGTCACCTCTCGACAGGTCAGCACCCATTGCACATTGCATCTTCCAGTATTCACGTTTTCGCTGAGGGAGGGTCTCTTCATAGGTGAAGAAATAAGTGTAGCCTTCCATCGGAATCCCGAATCGTTTTGCAAGGATATCATTTCTCGCCGACGGCACATTCTCTGCACGCTCAACATCTCGCTGATATGCTTCGTAGCTGATGGTTTTGCCGATATTCGGGTTCGCCTTTAACCACATGTTTGGGTCAGCAACTTCATCCACAGAGTCCAACGCATACCACCAAATGGAGACATTTGGAGCGAAGAAATCGCCTTTTAAGATTTTCTTGAGTTCCATTTTGATGTCGTCACCGCACCCATTTCGGACGGTGCCTTCGGAACTCACAGCAAGGATAATGTAGTCGTCGACTTTGGAAGCACCCTGCTCAATCGCGCCAATAGGGTCTTCTCGCATATCGCCAGACAGCCATTCGTCTACAGAGGCAACCGCTACTCGCATACCCTGCAAGCGGTCAATGGACATCGGTCGTACTTCCAGAAGAGAGTTCGTGAGAAAATTCTGTATGCCCTTTTTTGTAGATGCCAGTTTCAATCGCTTTGCTCGTGAACCGGTGGTATTTTGCAATGACCCTTCTGTCAAAAACTTAAACAGTGGGCCTCTTGCGCGGGCGATTGCTGTTTTATAGGGCGCCATCACTTCCTCAGCTTGCCGCATTGTCGGCGCTGTCGTCATTTGGTACGTCGTAGAAGTATCAACATTCTCGACATAAGCATGAACGCATGTTTCAAACAGAGATTTTGCAGCGCCACGCCCAACGATGAGAAAGAGCTTGTTAATGAGTCGCTTCTTCCGTCGCTTCCGTACATAATGTCCGCCGTAATCATCCGGAACGAATTCTGTAATTTCCTCCAATGTGAACCAGCACAGCAGCGCTTCTGCCCATAGCTTGAAAGTATCGAGCAAATGCAGATCCGAGCCGTCCACCAGCGTCATCTCATTTTCGCAGAAAGCAATAAATCCCTCAACCGGCGCGGGGTCGTAGTATACACCGGGATTCGCGATGAGCGCATCAATTCGATTCATCTCCATCGAGATGTTTTGGTTTACTGGAATTTCCCCTCGCAGTACGGCATCACGAAACATGCCGTAATACTTTGGTACTGCGGTGTTCGACAATGCCATATATTAAACCTCTTATCTGAATAGCTATTCAGTTGGCGCATTCCGCTGATTGCGGTTTCGACGCCTGCTGCTTTGATTTCCGCTATCGCCCCCGCCAGTACTATTTCCAGATGCAGAATTGGAACTCGACGAAGAGTTGCTGCTATTCGCATCGGCAGAAGTCGAAGAGTTGTTGTTTGCAGAATTCTGCTGACTGTTATTATTGGAATTATTTCCCGGCTTATTTTTAGGATTAAGATTTGCGAACAAATTATCGAACCGCTTTCTAATGGGTCCTTGCACAAGCGCGTCTACAGCAGCATCACCACTCTTAGCAAGCAGTTTTTTTACTAACTTTCTTCCGACACCTGTATTAGCTTCAGCACGCTCATTCATCAGGTCTCGATAACGCTTCTCCATTTGTAGGCGGTTGACGACAGCGTTAAGCTCTTCGTCAGTCATAGCCTCAGGATGTTTCGACTTATAGCGTACCTCATGGTGTTCAGATACCCCCTTGGCAACGGAGGATACACTTTTTTTCACTTTTTTGGATACGACCGAAAATAATTTTTTTGCGTTGATTGTTACAGTACTGTTCTTGTTGTTTCCTTTGCTCTTCCCGTATCTCAGTTTTCCAAGTGAAGTCAGACTGCCGTCTTTATTTTGATATAGCCGCACACCCCATTGCATACCGGGCTTGCCATAATGGACAATCACATGTTTGGATACATCCATATTATCCCTCCCTTCTGTAAAAATAAGTACAAAAAAAAGACGAGTGCAATACTTGCCTCATCGACGTTCGTCAAGAATTATTCTCCAAAATCGCGCTCTCGGAATTAACTTGTAATCTCCATTCGTATTCCCGCAATGTACGTTCGAGACTCTCTGTAACAACAGAAGAGGCACTTGGGTCAAATACCATTTTGACTCTTAGGTAAACGTAGCTTCTGATAGAAGATAGCTGTATCGAGGAATTTCCGATAAATTGTTCCCATGTCTCTGTGGAACCGCTGATTTGAAATCCGTTTGCGGGCCCGATGCCTAATTGATGCAGAATCATGAAAGTAGAGTTGATATGAATGATGATGTCTGTATCAAAGGCTTCGTTCTGGATGCCAAGAAGTTTCTTGATGGTATCAAGAATGCTGTTATCATTCATCGTAAGTCTCCAACTGATGCTTAAGAGGTTTCCCACAGCTCTTATTGCCTTCAGCGCACTTCCCTCTGATGCAGGATGGTCCAGCATCTTCAAATAGTACAGGGCACTCGCTCTTGCAAAGTGTCCACATAATTGTTGCCAGTGCTCTGATTTCCCACTGGGCTCGACGGCACATTCTCAGCTCGAAGAAATGGCGAAGCTCACGAGCATTCATGGTGACGAGCATAGAAGTTTCGCAAGCATTTGGAAGGACAAATCTTGCATCTTCGTTAGCCTTCTCACCAGAACCCAGTTTCTCAGTCCATTTCCGATACCATTTGTTCATCTGCTCCATCTGGGCGCGGTACTCGGCAATGGCATCCTCCCCAAGTTTTTCAATAGCCGGGGGAATGACGTAGTTAAACCCCTTGTCGTAATTCACATACCGCTGACTCCGTACACTGAAACTTGCCATGCGATGCCGTGTAATTTGTGCAAGAAGTGCCCGTGAAACCCCACTGATGGCGAACGTAAAGGAAACGTGCTCCAATACGGATTCGTGACCGGAATTGATAATCCGGCGAATCATCGCAGAGTTGTCTTTATCAAACACTCCTTGAATCATGTCATCAAGGTCTGCATCGGAGTAGCACATTTTTCCGCCAAGGGCAACGGCAGCATCACATAAGGGCGTGTACTGAACAAGCCTGACATTCATTGCTGTCTCGTGCATTAGTTATCGCCTCCATCATTTCAGCCATGGGCACATATCGTTTGGTTTTCGTTCGGCAAAGGGGAGTGCCAGCAAATCAGCATCTCCATAGTGAATAGCCTTGTGAGTTTCGCTTGATACACAAATGACGTTCTCTTCGTCAAATAGTCGACTGCTCTGATTCAAAATATCATTGACGCAAATCGGTTCGATGTGGTGGATAGTTGCTCTGGTATTTATCTCATAGCCGTCTACGCCCATATCGCACCCGTTGTCCCGTATGATAATCTTATCCCGAAAACGTCGCCATTCCTGAGACGTGTAGAAGATTTGGTTCAAATATCTATTGTGTCCGAACGTCTCTGCACCGACTATCCCGCTGAGTTTCAAATACTCAAACCGTTCTTTGTAATCTGGAATCCGAATCAGTTCCGAATAGCATCGTATGCGTCCCATAGGTGTTAGTAAATTTCGTCGTCAGGGTCGTTGCGGCCAGAATATCTATTCATAGCCTCCAGCGCCTTCTGATACAGTTCGGCAGTGTTGGAAGCATCCTGAAGATTCCGAATTTTCGCATCCATCAGTTCCAGCTGCTTCTTGAGTAACTGCTGTTCCGCCTTTTCTCTTGTCGTTCCCAGCTTAAGATAGTGGCAAATCACCTGCGACGAAGCTGTACCTGCCCGTAATTGTTCTACAGCAAGGTTCACGGCAAGCTCAATCGCTTGATTCTCTCGCCCTTCCAGTGTCGTCGACGGTCTGTCAACCGCCGGAACGCGAGTTTCTGTATGGTTTTCTATTGGTTTTAATCGCTTTCCCATTGGTTTCTCCCTGAACGTGGGCAGAAATCGGGCATGGAAGTGAACTTATGAGATACTTTTTCACATGCTGAAAGGAGAATCGGCATAAAGAACACTGAAAATATCTCATAAGCTCACCGCCATGCCCGAAATCCGCCCAATTTTGTTTCCAGAAAACTCTCCCCCGGAGAATTTTTGAAGAGGCGGGCGATGCAGGGAGGGGGTGTGTTTTTCGGAGACCCCCCCCGGTATCTTTTATTCGTCACGGTAGACTTTTTTGTAGAAATCCCCGTAGTCATTCTTCAAAATGACGTTTATCGCACGAATAATTTCTTCGTCAACCTCGTCATCCGTCATTTGCGGTGTAAAAATTGTAATTCTGTCGATGTAGCCACAAGTATTATAGCCGTGTGTCATGTCATACATGTACCATTCATTTGGATGAGTGAACGGATTATATGGATTATCGACTGTTGTGAGTGCTACATCATAAGTTCCACTCAAGTTTATTCCTCCTTTCCACTAATAATGTTCACAACCGTTGAGACAGATACTCCAAGTGCATCAGCAATTTGCGCCGTTGTCTTTCCACTGTTTTTCATCGAGCGAATTTTGGCTTTCTGAGCGCTGCTAAGTGGTTTGTATGTTCTTGGTGTTGACCGAATGCGGATGTCTTCTTTATTTGAGTGCTGATATAATTCTGCAAAGAAGCTATCATGCACCGCGCCTCGTTGAATCGCTTCCCATTCGCGGTCTGTTATTTCGACCGTCTTCCGATGTGCACCGAGACGAAGCCGCGCAGCTTTGAGAGCGCGCTGCCCTAATTTTTTCTGTTCATCTTTGGGTAAACATGGATTGTCGGCAAGAGCACCTTTGACGACTGTGGCCGCCGCTAATTGTGCTTGACGTTCAAGAGGCGCATTCATCTTTGCATCGGCGAGTTTGCGACGAAGAGACTTTACTTCGTTGTCGTATTCTTTTCTCACATTTGCATCGTAATCTATTTTACCAGCACTGAGGTAGGCTAATCGTGCTCTCCGCTCCATCTGTTTTAGAGCATTCGCATAAGAGGCGTATATCTCTTCGACTTTTGTCCCGGAAGACAGAACTCGTGCGTCGGATACTGTCTGCATTTGGGTTGTAGCCTGTTGATAATGCCGTTCTTTCCCTTTCTTATCAATATAAGTTCTGTCGTCTGTCTTGTAAATGAGGTCACCGGTTTCAGGATCTATCGTTGGCGAACCTTTTCGCCTGCGAATCGTAGCCTCGGCGCTTGCTCTCGAAATAAGGGTGGATGCACCCTCACTGTAACGCCCATCTTCAGTATAATGTCCTTGATACTTCTTTTTTAATTCTGCGATTCTGTTGTCTCGATATGACCTATCATAATCTAACTTGTGCTTGCCAGCGTCGATTACTACCATGCTATGGCGTACAGCACGGGCAAGTTCTTTTTCGTCTGCACCTTTCAAGGTCATATCCGTGATTAAGTTTGAAATCATGCCCATTTCTTTACCAGTATGGTTGATTTCTTTTACTACTTCATGATACTGCCCGTCTTTCCCTTCCACCTGCATGACCTTCTTGTACTTCATGTACTTCATGCCGGGACGTTCTGCATATTCGAGCTTTGGGTCGAAGTCCTTAAGTTCTGGGAGGGAATCTTTTGCATGGATTTTCACTCGATTGTCTGCGGAGTTACACGGTATAACCAGAACAGTATCTCCATCGAAATCAGCACCGGACAATTTCTCAGCTGAATGGGGGCTGACACCAATAGCGTCTGCCGGATTCTTGCCGAGGATGCGGTTCCCATCTGGATGCTTCGTGTTATTCTTAGCTATAACAATCTCGAATTGTCCAGCATGTGGATAGCGGATGAGCGCGAGATTTTCCCCATCCTTAAAGTTTGGTGCATAAACTTCCTTATCAGTCAAACTTGGCACGGGAAGAATGACGTTCCATCTCTGACGAGGCAAAGCCGCACCTTTCAGTTCAGCAGAATCAGATGAGCAAGAATCTGCAAATTCTTGAAGTAATGCTCGTTTAACCACTGGGCATTCCAAAGCCATGATTTCATCAAATTCTTTTTGCTTCTGTTGTAGTGCCAGTCCAAGCTGCTCTTTTATCAACTTTGTTGGCTGCTTGCTAAGGAATTGTGAACTTAGGCTGTCTTCCCATACACCCCAGTCGCCTTCAATGCGGGTCTTGTTAATCAGATTGAGATGCTGTTTTCCATCATCTCCGGTATAATAAGATTGTCCGCCATCTTCGCGAAGGTTCGCGCCAAAGGGATTAGTTGGGTCGTCTTTCTTTATATCTTTTAGGACTTCCAGTTTGGGAACATTCTTCGATTTGTTTGTGTTAAAAACAGCATCAATGCCATCCGGCAAATCGTCACTATAAATGCACATACCTTTGATATACTTTTCATCATCGACGAGGATGCGCACCTGAGCATAATTTGAGTTTCCGAGGTTCAAATCCTGAAGTCCTCTGCGAATTTCCAAAACGCCGTCTTTAGCCTTGCCGCCGTCCTCGGCGTATCGGATTGCCAAACGGTCTGAGCTCATGGACGCTGGGTATTCAAATGGTTTTGTGATGAATTCATTTCCGTTCTCGTCTTCCCTAACCCTAACAATATCGAGCGGTTTTATGGAAGAAGGGTCATCATATTTTCGTTTCGGGTCATAGTCGTCAGGACGGCATACCATTATCATAGTGGTTGAATGTGTGCTATCAACGCCTCCTTGAGGGACTCGCCGACCGTCGATAACATACCCTTCCAATTTCAAACGTTTTATGGCTTCGTCCAATTTAGCCCTCGATATACCCAAATATATCTCTGTGCCAGCGCCGACATCGACCATTCCTTTTTCGTCAACTTGTTTCTTGATGTATTCAGCGACAACTTTAGCTTTATCCGAACGGGCCGCTGCGTCAGCGTTCAGATAAGAATCAACCGTCGAGGGAGCGACACCCATCAGTTTCGCTATTTCGGAACGGGTTTTCCCATCAGCCTTTAGCGCCATCGCGCGGTCTACAAGACGAGCGCGGTTGTCATTGATTGAGATTTTATACAAAGACCGCAGTTCAGTGGTACTCTTGCATCCGACGGCTTTCGCAATTTCCTTTTCGTCCATGCCGCTTTTTTTGAGTTCTTGTACGCGCTCTGCAAAGTTAATGCCATGCTGATTCGGGTCTTCGCCGGAACCCTTCGGGTAGCGACCAGAACCCGGACCGGGAGCACCGTCATCGACACTCCGCCCGTAGTGCATCAAAATATCATTCTTAACACGGTTCATATCATCTACTCTCCTTTATTCTGTCAACGATTTCAGAAGCGTGGGCGATTTTTTCCATCACAAGAACAATGTCATCCACTTTAGGGAGTTCGACAGTAACGTCGTTGGACTGGTAAAGACGCAATTCAACATGCGTCTCTTCAGGGTCGATATCATATTCCAAGCAGAAGAGCGCCGCATAAATCAGGAGCTGTTCCATGTGAGCCTGCGTAATGCCGGTCTTCAGGTCATGGATGCGCAACTTTGAACCGTCAAAAGCAATAGCATCTGCTGTCCCATAGCACGATGCTGAATAGACCAACGTTACTTCCGGTGTCATGTTATACTGGATTGCGTCATTAACATAGGAAGCAAAGTTCTGAAAATATTGGTCAACATTAAACGCGCACTCTGGAACATCATTCATCAGAAGATGATGAAGAAGCAAATGCTTATCAGTCTTGTTGACTCGGATTTTATGCTTAATCAGAGATGCAGCGAGTTCATGAATTAGAGTTCCTATTCGCTGACTGTAGCTGCTAATGTAAGCACGCTGAATATCTTCGTCAGAATAATTCAGCCAGTAGTATTTACTCGCACTCAACAGAGCATGAGTACCTGCCAATTTGGAATGCTCGTTGTAAGTCATCAAATACGCTCTCCTTATTTTCTGGAAATATAAAGTTGGCATAGGACATTTCGTTAAGCAAGTTCACATAGTAATCTTGATTAGGCTGATGTCGAGCGCTACCTGAACGCTTCAATTCGAGAAGAGCCCACTTGTCGCGATACAGCACCAAAATATCAGGGAAACCCTGTTTGTAATTTGCATCCATTTTGCACACGACACATCCCGGAAAACGAGCTTGCAACTCCCGGATGACGACAGCTTGAAAATCGCGCTCGAGTAATGCCATAACAATATTTCCTTTGCATAAAAATAAAGAGAATGCGATTTTTACACATTCTCTTTCTCCTCATAAGAGGACTTGCGATTTTCGACTCGAAAAAAGAAGAGTAGTTGCGTTTTACAACTACTCTTTACTGTGTAATGCTTCTATTTCATTCAGTAAGAATCCATGTCTTATCTGCTTTCTTAAGAATTCCGCTTCCGCCAGAAATCTCTAAAACATCCCCGTCATGTAGGCTGAATACCACAGGAGTTCCCATCGGAATATACTCTGCAGATGCAATTTCTTCATCAGCATTGGGATTTGTAACGTGCAGCTTGCAGTAGCTGTTTCCGCTCATGTATTCAACTTCTGTCGGGATAAACTCGTAAATACCTCCCGCTATTATGTCTCCTACGATGTACTTCCCTCTACCGATGGTCGAGTCAGTCCCGGAAACACGAAGGTCGATTTCAAGATTCACGCGGTCGCGCAATTCCACCAATTCGTCAAGCGTCATGGTGCTTAGATCGACTGACGGACTCTCGGCAACAACTGGGATGGACGCCAATCCAATAGCGAGAATGAACGAGAATATCTTCTTCATATGCTACCTCCTTTAATGATCACAAATATCTATTAAAATACTCATTCCATTCGTCATCAACAGATTCAGGAGTGGGAAAATTGTAATCGCCGTTCGCTACTTCTTCTGCCGAAACTGTGAAATGGCAATGGGGGCATTCCCAATAATCGTAGAATTTTGACTTTCGCTTAGGGTTTATCTGTATGTATTTCAATTCTGCTCCAGACCGACATTCGGCACAAAATTGTTTTCCTGTTTTCCTATACAACCGCTCATGAGCTTCCGAATTGAAATCGACAGATTCGTGATACTCCCCAAACCTATCTACATACACATGCACTGGTCGCCCCAAGTCATCCGTGGTATCATACTCTTCCTCCTCCTGCTCTTCTCGAAAATCGCAGATGTCGTTCGGGTCATAAATGGGTGCGTCTTCGTCAGGATAATACTTGCCATAATCATCAAAAAAATCTTTACCGTCCATTGAAAACTCCTCCTCTCGTGCCCATTGAAACCGACTGTCAGTATACCACGAAGAGGGCTCTTTTTCAATGTTCTTTCTGGGAAAAATTGAATTTCTGAGTCCGTGCCCACTTGCCCACTTTTTTTTCTCTATTCTATATAATTTCTATATTTTTTATCGTAATTAAATAGAAATAAAAGTGGGAAAGTGGGCAGAAAACCCGCAAACCCAGTAAAATCAAGGCTTTGCGGCTGCCCACTTTTATTTTCAAAAGTGGGCACAAAGTGGGCAAGTGGGCAAAAAATAAGCTATAGCTTGCCATTTTCGCTCAAAATATCATGGCAGTTTGGCTACTTTTACCCTCAGAAAACGTTCTGCCCACTTTCATCGCATTCAAAAGTGGGCAGAACTTTATTCATTTTTCAGATTGCTCTTCTCGTTTTCGTCGTTTCTCAGGTTCAGCAGCACCTGCAAGAACCACTGCAATCAACGGGAGAATCAACAGCCGTGCCCAAGCATATGCAGCAACAACTGTACGCAGTGCAACCGCCTCGACAAACAGGGAAGCGATAAGCAGAACAATCGGACAGAAAGACAGAAAAAGAATTCCCTTAATGCCAGCGCGCATCTTAATACTCACCTTCTTTCCGATTCAGGCTGTCTGTTGTGCTAAACCCATTAGGATATCTATTCTTCAACTTTTCAATGTTCATCTTAGTCACCTCATTAAGATTATAGCCGATAGAGTGTGCCAACAATGTCAAGTACCACATCACGTCGCCAAGTTCGAGAGCAATCTTCCTCGTATCAAGGGGATGCCTCTGAAAGATACTCTTCTTCAAAATATCAACCACTTCGCCAACCTCGCCGGACAGCCCAAGAGCACTCTCAAGCATCCACGCAACCTTATCAGAATCCGGATTTTCCTCGCAATCGCTGATGACACACTGCATCAGAAAAATCGTGCTCATCTTATTCGCAGTCCGGAGAACTTCCTCTTGGTATTCGGTCATACAATCTACACTTTTCACTTTACGCATCTCCTTTTTAATCGCTTCATCGAATTCGCAGGTTGTCATATTCAGCATTCCTCCCACGGTGTATTTTTCAAACGTTCTTCAGACGGAACAAACAGCCAGCATCGCCATTCGATGCCGTAAGTCGAGAAATCTTTAATACCAAGCATATGTGTTGTCCCACTCCAGATGAAAAAGAGGAAAGAATCATCAAGGTCTTCTGCATCTTTATTGAGAAGCACGCGAACATGTTGAACTCGCGGTATACCAGTACCCGGATTGCGAAGCTCAAGGCCTATGATCATGTCTTTAGTTGGGTATTGTTTTCGGTAGTCGGACATCATGTTTTTCAGATCAGTGAGGGAAAGAACATCCTGTGCTTTTTTCATTAGCTTTCTGAGCTTGACGATGCGTTCAGGATACCCTGAAATATCTTTTATGCAGTCCCCGTTGACCCATTGCGGCTCTATGTATACCCGACGTACATCAACATTTGGAAAGTATGGGAACTCGATTTTCGGGCAGTAATTAGTTCTCATCTGAAACGTTTCTCCGCCATCGCTTGAGACATGCCCCCGATTATCGAGGTCGTATACAAACGACCCTATTTTTACCACCGACGGACACCTCTGATTGTAGAATAATGGATCCTTGGTACGAGCCTTATCATTCTGAATCCATTCCTCATCACCAGTCAATTCTGAAAGAGGCTTGTAGTTTATTAATCTATAGAGAATTTTATCTGTAAGGAACGGGACATGACTGTCGAATCCAATTTCAATCAAATCGACGTAATGCATGTAGTCCTTAAATTCAGTCTCAGAAATGATACCACGGTCCTTCGCTAATTCTAATTCGGAGATTGCAAAATTCGCAAATCCAATTTTGAATTTTCCGACAAGTTCGGGTTTATGGTTGACCAGCATTACAATTCCTCCTCAAACATCATTCCCACTTAACAAATGCTCGTGCGTTAAACGTCTTTTTTTTCTCTATTGCATCTCCAATTGCTAAATCAATCGGGGAGCGACTTTTCAAATGGTAATACCACAAGTCAGTGAACGGTGTATTCATGCGGTCGATTCGTCCTGCCGCCTGAGCCATTACTTTGTAAGAGTAATTCTGCGAGTAGAATATCATCGTGTCAGTGCTCGTGCAGTTCCAACCTTCGCATCCAGCGGTATACTGCACCAAGTAAGCCCAACTTTCACACTCCTCTCTAATCGGCTCGTGTGCATGACCGTTCCATTCCGAAAATATCAATCCTGCATCTGTCAGTGATTTCTTCAATAGCTCCAACTCGAAATCGAAGTTGTAGAAGACAATGGCTTTCGGATGCTTTTTCAGAATATCAATGACCGCACGAACTCGTTCCGGAGCACTATTTACCAGCCTACGCCATGTAAAACACAACTCAGCGGCATTCTGCAACGGAAGCCCATTTTCAAAGATGTTCTGACGATTCTTCGTTATGAATTTATACTTTTCTACATCATATGACACATAAATCGTCTCATGGTGCTGTTTCGTCTCCCTTTTGAACGGCATGTCGACAAGAATTTCACGTCGGAGTTCCTCAAGATGATTGGTTTCGACATAGCGGTCAACTTGCGGGAACTTTGCAAACCGCTTAAATATCACATGCTCGCGCAGAAACTCAGACCGATTTTTGTAGAAACCATTCGCCACGAATACAGGGATGTAATCGAGCCATGTGTCACCGGGAGTTGCGGACAGCAATACCCAAGCATTCTTCTTTGTGATTTTAAGAAAATTTCGAGTCCATGCCCCACTGCCGACGACTCGTTGCTCATCAAATATAAAGAACGCTCCTGACACGTCTGTATACTTTCCGATGTTATTCCAGCTGTCAACAACCACAGTGTTGTGCCATTGCTCACATTTGCCCGGAGAGAGAAGAAATGGAATCATATCGCCATCCCATTCCTTGCTGTCTCTTTTTCGGGCGGTCGTGATGATGTACAAATCTTGGTGGCTCCTTCGGCGTACTCCCGGAATATCAATAGGCTCGCCCTGAGAAAGGGAGTAGTAAGCCAAGGAAGTCCTCGACTTACCACTCCCAACACCGCCGCAGAGGATGCAACCGTTTTTCATTTTTGCTACCGCTCTTCGCTGGTAGTCACGCAATCCTGCATCAGGCATGATTACATTTCCTCATGATGTATTAGAAAGGCGCGTCTTCAGAGGTCATACCATAGTCGCCGCTGGCGTACCGCTGATCAAGTTCGTCAACGTTCAGTGTAACGTACATCGTCTTCAGATACGCTTTAATCTTTGCTTGTCCATTATCGTCCCAATAACGAGGGCGAATCGTCAGGTCGACGCTCGCAATATCGGCATGATCAAGCCTGCCGATAGTATCCTCATTAAGCAGCGTCCGCTGATTACCCTCGACGATGTAGACACACACCGGAAAGCTATCATTATTTCGATAACTGACGGCAACGGGAATATAATGCTTGGCTAACTCATCGTCAGTTCGCGGAGGCAGAATCCGAACATTCCACCCCTCTTCAAACATCTGCTGAGCCTGCACTTCATCATCAATTACAAGACAGAAATTCCGTTTGCCTTCCGGATTGAACTTGCGTTCCTCACCAGTGAAATTGCGGAAAATAATCTGAGCATCCATGAAAGTAATGTTCTTGTAAGACTTAGTCATAAATATCAATCTCCTTTTTATTCAACTAACAAACCATTCGACATCACATCCGTTCTTCTGGAGCGTATCGACGGCAGCATCAACGAGTCGGTTGTAGTAACTTTTATCAGCATAGGATTCACCATCAGTTCCACGCAATTTTTCGGACTCTTCCCAAAGGTATCCGGAGCAGTCTGAAGCATTGTCGAACTTTTTGTTCCCATTCTTGTCTTTCGTAATTCGTTTGAGTTCCCCGCCACCGTGTCCCGGAAGCACGGGCGTAAACTGGCCAGTCTTTCCGATGAACTGGTAGCAATGCTCATCCTCAGCGAGTCCTTCTCTCCGGTCGAGGTATAGGGCAGACGTTACCGATTTCACCTCGCACATGTCATCAAAGATAATCGGTTCTTTCGAGAACAATGTCTTGAAGACGTAGGGAACTTTGAACTGTTCGCCAGTTGCTGTCCATTCACCAGAATGCTTGCGATTGTCATCAGGAATATATCCATATGTTTTTTCGCACCATTCCGTTGAAGCATACTTCGCAACGTAAACAGAATGATTGACAAGACACATCTTCTCGTAGGTGGCCTCGTGTTCAAAGTTATATCCGTAACGCTTGCCGAACTCCATGATAAACTTGATGATTTCCGGTGTTGCATTCGGTATCTTCACGGAGTCCGTTTTCACATGGCAGACCGTGAATCCGCGTTTCATCACCTCATTTTTCAAGCGTACCATGAACAATGAACCGCGCTTCGCAACAATGTTATCAATATTCCGAATGTCCCGGAATGCGTTCTGGAACTTGGCAAACGTGAGTCCGTAGACTGAGTTGATGGCAGTCTTCAGAGCATTAGCGAGGTCTTTAGCGGTGATTCGCCCGTCTTTGACCCACTGAATGTATGGCGTAAGTTTGCCATCCAGCATCGTTCTAACCTTATCCCAATTCTCATGCTTGATTTCCACACGAGCATCCACGAGTTCCTTGAAACGCTGTGTGTAACGCACACCAAATAGACATTCGGCGATGACACTATGCGGGTGCATCGACGTAATATCCAACAGTGCGACATTGATGTGCATTCCGGGTTCGCCTTTAGCCCATCCACCTTCACTAACCTTTTCACCCATGAATGTAGATACCCCTTGCTCAAAAGAATATCCATCAAAATAGGGGAGCAAACTATTGGCCTCGCCGTGAGGTTCAGACATCATGACCGGTGCTGCATTCTTCAGAAATTGCTCCATGTCATCGTCAAGGTTCATGACTGGCTCTGCGAGATTCCGATACTGAAACTCATGTTGTGGAGAACGGTCGCCAGAAAATATAATTTTCGTGGTTAAACTGTTCGTAGTATCGTTGACATTCATGCCTGCCAAATCCGATAGAATGACGCGGGCTATCCAGTCAGCAGAAAGGTGCTTGAAAGCAGCCTCGGTAGCAATTACGTCATTTTCGCAATAGTCCCCAACCATCTCCCATTTTTCCTTGTCCACGGGTTCATCCCACGGCAATCCCAATTCCTGATGATGGATTCCCATTTCGATTTCCAACTTCTTAAGACTTTTTTTATTTCCGGCGGAAGCGAAATCGTAAATATCAGTGTAAGAAAGGTCGTAAGCACTTCCAAACAGAGCATTCCGGCGTTCCGCAGAGGTCTTTCCGCTGATGATTCGCTGCGAGAGGTTGTAAATCTGTTCTGGAGTATACCCCATCATGATTGCGTAAATGATGTGGTTGTCGTAATTTCGATTGTTGAAGCCCACCAACCTATGTTCAACGAGTTTAGAAATATCAGTGGGCGAAGGATTAAACCATCTTACGACGCTTTTCCCTTCGCCCTGAACTTTCCAGCAGACGAGTACAAGGTTCGGAAAGACCTCAACGTCGAAGAATATCAATCGCTCATCAATCACCCCATCAGGCGGTTTTGCATTAGCAAGTTCGGTCGTTTCGTCGTCCTTCGATTGAAATTTCATCTTCCCAATCTGCTTTAGACAGTAGTCCGCATGATTAGTGCTTCTGGATGCAAACGCAAGGATGGCAGTATACATATCCGAAACATTATACTGCATCCCGCTTGCATACGCATCATCCAGAATCTTAACGATGAAATCAATGCTTGGTTTTGTGCCCGGTAGGAATTCTTTATTCATCGTCCTTTTCAAGAGGATTCTGAGATTCTTCTCATTTGAGATAGTTTTCTTGTCTACCACATCCTTTTCCTCCTTGAGCGGGAGACCGGAACTAATCGTCGCAATAGGAATATCATTGCAAACAGTCAGCATACGTCGCAATGAACTATTGCCGACCATGACTTTGACTTCGATTTGGTCATCGTAAACCCGGCTGAGTTTCGTGACATCACCGGAATAAAAATAGTGCAAATGGATTCCTGCACCACTTTTACTCGTTTCAGCATACGTCTTCGGCCATTTGCTCGCTGCTTTAGCGTTTTCTTCAAACGACTTTTTTCCAGAGCTGTCCCGAATATCAAAGTCGATGACAATGAGATTGAGAAACTGCTTTCCGAAGAGAACGTAATGCAGTTTTGCTGTGTCGAGGTCCTTCAATGTTGTGGAGACATCATCCCACTTCAGAAGAGGTTTCTCATCTTCCGAAGCATACTGCGCCTTGCAGTCAGCGCAAATATCATCAAGGATTGAGTGCTGCTGCCTAAGCGATAGCCAATCAGGTATGGAAGTGACTGCTGGTTTTTCGATGTCAACGACATTTTGAGTCTCTGCCTCCTCGAATTTATCGTACCTGAATCCCTTGTAGTAGTTCCGAATCCGAGAGCCGTCTGGCATGACGATGCGTTCGTAATACTCCTTGAAGTAGTTTTTCAGTTCCTCCTTAAATACGCGCTTGTTCTCCGGATAAAGCACTTTCGCATCCTCGCAGTATACTTTATACATCTCCCAAGCCGTCTTAAGGGTCGTTTCATCCTCCTTCTTAAATATCAACCACGAATCCATAACAAAGTTATAAAAATCATTGGACGCACCCATCATGTTAATGGGGATGTAGTCGTCGTAAGCCCCCGGATTCTTCTCATAGATTTCTTTACAATGAGCGGCAATTGACCCAAGTTCAAACGGAATTTGAGCCATGATTGTCTGATACTCGTCGCGGGGTAATTTGTTACCGGACGGAGTTACGTCGATGAGTCGGCGAATCAAACCCGACTTTGCATCCGTGATTTTTACCGGCTTGTTGGTGCCCATGAAGAGAAAAGCCTTGAAGTCGTTCGTATATGTGGATTTGAACTTTTCATTGACTGTCATCTTTTCATGAGATACAAGCGAGTTCAACCGAGTATTATCCTCGATTCGGGAAAGGTCACCGTCATGCTGAATGGCAACCAAAGGGTTTGACTTGAACGCTTCAAGCGCGAAAGCGTTCGACGAAGAACCAAGTGCTTTAGCATCGAATACTGACAAATATCCATCAAAAAGCTGCTGAATGATGTTTAGCACTGTTGACTTACCCGTGCCAGCTGCACCATAGAGAACCATGAACTTCTGTAGTTTCCGAGAGTCACCGCTGACAATTGAGCCGATTGCCCACTCGATTTTGTGACGTTCAGCTGGCTGGTAAAGTGTGCTCATCAACTGCTCCCAAGCAGACGTAGTCCCAAATTCCAGAGGGTAGGGGAGCTTCTTGCTTGCGTAATCAGTTTTTTTCGTCTCAGTGTTTGCAAATATCAATCGTTCGTCCAGCATATGATAGGAGTCGCGCATCTGACGCTGACAGTATTTATGCCAAATATCAATCATGCCAGATGCGGCATCCCACATATGCAGTACGCGCACATCACCCTCGAGATGACTGCAATTGCTTTTTGCAAACTCGTCAAGTTGTGCATCGACGAGACGAACAACATCCTGCTCATCCGTAGACCAGAGCTTCTTCTCTTCGTCCCAGATAGCATAGAAATCGCCGCCCCGAATCATCAGGTCAGAGCTTTTCTTGATGATGAACTTCGGATAGATTTCAACCGTTCCGCGCTTTTGAGAACGAGTCGAAATCAGTAGAAAGTCCAACATAGCCGATTATTCCTCTTCTTCGTCGTTACCGTCTACTTCGACTGTTTCGATGGAGGCTTCCAAAATATCAAGACGCTTTTTCTGCTTCGCCACAGTGTACGAAAGTGCACCGAGTCCGACAGCAAAGAGCCCATTCAGGACAGATTGCCGAGAAGCACGTTTTTCGATTGTATTCATCATGAAACTGAAAATATCATACATGACTAAGCATCTCCTTTTTTAGTCGAAATGAAATTTTGTCATCTGATACCAGATTTCCATCTCTCTGATATCGCCAGTATACCCCGGAACGTAGAACAACCCTCCTTTCCCATCAGGGGCAAAATTGTAATCCATAAAGTTATAGATGATGCGAGTGACAGTATTCTCGTCAAACGAATCATCCGTCATACCGCTCAGACCGAGACTGTCAATCATCATCCAGAACCATTTTTCGGTTTGGGTGCCGATTTCATAGTCGTATAGAATATCATCGTCAATACGCTTCGCCAATGCAACCATCATTTCAAGAACACTGCATTCTTCCAGCGCAATTGGGCCGTAATATCGTTGGCGAAGACAGAAGCCGTCAAGCATCCGATTGTAATCCCCTCGATGCTTGGTAACTTGAAAGGAAATCTCGTTCAGCGTTCGGAGCAGAGAAGAATAATTCTTATGCTCCGGCTCGTTTGTAACGAATTGAAAAAGCCATGCTTCATAAGCAGTAAGTTTAATCGTCATCAGTATTGTCCTTTCGCAAATATGGATGCTCTGTAAGAACATCCTCGTAGCTGCCCATGATGAGGAGAATCTCATAGTCACACTTTAGAATATCATTTCTGACATACACAGTGTAATGAGTCTTCTCGAAAGCATCCGCAAAGTTGTCGCCAATCAACCTATGGACATCAGCTTTGCTCAAAGCATCGTCATTATCATAAGTAACAATGCCGTCTTCGCTGTAGTAGTTCAGAGTGACCGTTTCATAGTCGTCCTCGTCGCCATACTGCTCAGCTTGAATAACGTATGGCTCAATAGTTTTTTCGGAAGCAGTTGTCGTGGCGTATTTCAAAATATCCACCGACTTCTGATAGTTTTTCAGTTCAGCAACGTCGAGAGAATTTGTGACCACTTGCGGCTTCTTATCAGACTGTTTCTCAGCAGAAGCTGTATCCTCCTTCTCATCATAAAAACCAAGAGCCTGCTTGACAGACTCAACTTCTTCATCGGCGCGCTTGCTGTACTTTTTGTCGTAATAGAATTTTCCAGCGAAGAAGCCCGCAACAGCACCGGTAATAGTGCTAATCGAGACCAAAACGTATTTGTTCATACTCATCGCTCCTTTCAAATATCAATTGATTTTGTCGTTCATGTTGATAAGAATCGTTGCCTGACCGTTGTTAGAAAGTCCATCCACAAACCGCTGCTGAAGCTGAGCTTTCTTCTGCCCGTCAATAAATCCCTCGGAGTAGCAATTTTGTTCTCTGCGATACTGTTCGCTGTTTTTGTAGAAATTCACAAGAGATTTAAGTTGCTCGTTTTCACTCTGAATCTCAGCGTTCCAAGACCTGTCTTGATTGCGTTCTCTAACCAGATGGAAAACACTCATACCGAGAATTGTGACCAGAGCGGTCAGCACAACGGTTCCAATCATTGAAATCGTTCCTCCATTTTCTCATCATATTCGTTTAGATTATGGCAGTAAAAAGGTGTTTCGATTGCGCAAACTGAGAGTCCATCATCCGTTGTGTAGTGTCGATGCTCAAAATCAACCCAACGGTATCCGTAAAACGCCTCGCCTGCAAACTCTTCCCAACCGTCTTTATCACCGCTTGTCGTATGTTCGAGTTTCAAAAAATCAAGGAAATCGTTTACAGAAACATATCCTCGAAGAATGAAATTGCGATTGAGATGATACTCAGCCTGCATGACGTTTTCCATCGTGGACTCAAAGAACTTTCCATAAGGTTCAAAGTAGAATGTTTGAGTCTCTGTAAAACCCGGCAGTCCTTCATCTTTTGCACGCTGTTCTTCCGCTACGGCTTTCTCGACTGAGTAATCGGTTTCCTTGCCGCAAAGACTAATCACTTTGTTCTTATACTGGTCGAATTCCTGAGCGACAAGCGTGTATGCACTTGTAAGCAGTGCCTGATGCTTTTGGTTCAGAACATTTGCGCCGAGAACACAGCCGATAGTTCCAGCACCGAGTGCAATTGTAGTTCCGTAGTCCTTGATTACCTCAATGACAGAGGAATCCTTGGCAATTTTGGCATTTCGCTTGTTCGTGCACCGAATTGCATCTGCCGTCGTAGCGACAAGCCCAGCACAACCGAGGACGGACAGGATTGCCGGTGCGTGTTTTGTAAGCCATTCAGGGATTTTCATTGCCGAATCCTCCTCAAGAGGTCGTCCGTAGTCACAAGCATAGGGTAATAAATTTTCTCACCGCGACTTATCAACAGGGAAGCTGCGAAAGCGGCTACCTCCCAAGGCACATCGTCTCCCGGAATATCATCGCAATCGCGTATAGTCCGGATAAGGTACTTGGCGGCACTTCCAATCTGCCTCAAACGGGCGATGTCTTTTTGCGAAACTTTAATGTCCGAATCCTCATATGCACTTAACTGTTCCTGTTTTTCTTCCGACGACATTGATGCTCCTCCTTTCAAAAAGAAAAAGGGAAGATGCCTTGTTATCAGCATCCTCCCTCGTGGGTTTTACTCATCAATGGTCTCAGGCATTTCACCAACATCGACGTTGTCATCGTTGTCCTTAGACTTCTTCCGGTCCTCCTTCTTCGCCTTACGGTTGCGGAGCTTGGTCACAAGGTTCGTCACAGCTTTGTATCCGACGTGCCCGATGCCAGCAGCGATGGCCATACCAGTCATCACACCGATACCAACGGGAACGAGGTCGGCAATAGCTTTGCAAGACTCCTTCATGTAACTGGGCTTCGTAACCTGTTCAGCAACAGTCGTAGCAACCTCAGCAGTCTGTTCAATGATTTCATTGTTTTCCATTGTAGAATCCTCCTAAAATTTATTGATAGGGTTTCCCCTTCATAATACGGTTTGTTTTTTTCGACTTTGATTGGAATATCAAGCGCCGAGGATATGTTGCTCAAATGCCTTGTCGAGAATTGGCCCTTCAACATTGAAGTTCAAGATAACGCATTCCTCATAGCCATTCAAAAGTGCGCGGGAATAACTGTCGGAAATATCTTTCCACCCAAAGCTGACATAGCCATGATGATTCGGATTTTCGTCATCATTGCGAAGCCAACCGACGGAATATCCAGCACGGGTTGCCGGAAATCCAAGAAGTTTGTAGACGTCATTGAGCAGAAGATAACCGCGATTTTCCAGCATCATGTTGGCTGTGCGTTCTTTCGCTTCCAGAAACAGCCGCCGAATATCGGGGTCATCATCCCAATCCATATTTGCACGGTCGAAGAAACGGGTATAGATGTTTGTTTCTGGATTGACCGTGGCTACCTTCTTTTCCTCAGTAATCTTATGAACTTCGCCATTCTCGTCGGTTACTTCTTTTTCGACAGTCTCGGTCTTGATGCCGTTGAAAAGCTCGTAATCCTCAGTCTCGCCATACTTACCGATCACCCCATTGCGATAGGTGTTGAGAGTGCTGTCCAGTGCTGCATACGCCGCCGAGAGACCAAGAATACGCTTATGAGCAATATTGTGAGACGTAATCAGACTGGCAACGGAAACCAGACTGAGAGCGGCAGAGGGCATATAAATCAGACCAAGTTTCCCAGCTGTGCGAAGACAAATATCCATCTGCTTTTTCTTCGCTTCAGCAAGGGTCTCCTCGGTGACAGAAGCCTTGACTTCGGAAATATCATTCTTAGCCTTAGCAAGGAGAGGGACAGTCTTCTTTGCCGTATCATAGCAAGCCTTGCCGACACAAGCAGCACCGGTTCCGATACCCACCCAGAGAAGGATGGTGGGGGCGTTTCGCTTCATAGCGAAGATAACATTGTTGCACATTTTAGTAATGGCATTCATGGTGATGTCCTCCTTTTAATTATCACTGTTTTGAGCTTTAATCCGTACAAGAAGCATTGGACTATCATTACGAAGGGAAGTGTGTATTTCGGTGACCTCATAGTCAAGAAGTTCCGGATTCAATATCCTCTTCCAGCAGGGGCACCAAAAATCGAAGCGGTAACGTCGTTCATCTTCAATAGATAAGTCAATAAATTCGTTACCTGTGACGACGGAAAACAAATCTTTAAGTTTCATTGCAAATCTCCTCCTAATCCCTTTTTGACAACGTATTCCTTGATACGCTTTGTAGAGTTCACAGCTTCGTCAAGCACATCACCAAACTTTTTCGTATCGTGATAAAATGTATCAAATTTGTGTATCCGTCTACCGTATTGGTAAAATGCCTCGACAACCTCGCAAGTATGGCGTGTATCCTGATGAAGAAACATATGGACGGTTGACGGTCACAATTTCAAACCATAGGTGATGTCATCCTCCGATTTCCCGGCCATATATAACGCATTAGATAACTTAGAAAGAAACATCTCTTTGATTCCCAAGGACAGCTCCCAGAGGCTTGCCAAAACAATATGGTCTTCACATCCGCAAATTTCTGCGATTGATGCCTCGTCGAGTCCTATTCTCTCTAATCTCCGAGCATATTGATAAAAGGTAGAGACCGTGTAAATTTTCTGAAGCATATCCATACTGGAGCTCCTCTCAAAAAGGATTTTTAACATTCACTACAATCGAACCCCAAAAGGCGGAGTCTGGGTCAGTATCGACGTCCAGACAAGTCTTTTTAAGCAGTTCAGGAGTCTGTTCGGAGGGCTCAGGAAGCGTGTGCTGTTCATCCCGCATTGTGCGTATTTGGAGTGTCAAACACTCTTGAGCCATTCTGTTCGCATGAGAAAGACTGTCGCCGCACGTTGCACAGTCGAAATCAGGGAAAAGGACAGAGTAGCGACCATCATTCTCCTTGATGAAAATTGCATTGTACCTGAAAGTTTCATCATGACCCTCCTGATTAACAATGTAAGTTTTAATCTGCTCTGTACAGTTTTCGGCATAGTCGAGTACTTTTTGTAACTCTTCCGCACCATACTTAAAATCTT